ATTAAATACAATAATGATAACGTATTTGAAGAGATGAAGAAAAATGAAATTGAAGCTAAACGAATTGCTGCATTCCAAGCTAAGAAAGGAGTAATGAAAGATGACGGTACTCCATACTTCGCTACTGAATACTTAATTAGAGAAGAGCTTAAAATGAATGATTCTGAAATTAAATCTAATCAATCATGGTTCGATCAACAAGCAGATGCTGAGGAAGCAGACGCAGCTGCACCAGCTCCTGGAGGAGCACCGGCACCGCCAGCAGGTGGAGGAGGAGCGGCGGCTCCTGGTGGAGAAGCTCCAGCCGAAGGCGGTAGCGAAGTAAAAGAAGGCGGAGAAACAAGCGGAGAAGGCCAACTTTAATTTAATCGATTACTTGAGTATAATAACTAAAAATTATACACATGAAAGAAAAATTAAATGGCCTAATTGATAGGCTTACTGCTCTTCCGACTGAAATTTCAGATCTTCAAGTTAATGCGTTAGCATTAAATGATACAATCCAACTTATCTCAGATGAGATTGTCAAGAGAGAATCTGAAATCAAGACAGAAATCAATGCTGCAATTGATGAAAATGGTAAGAAACTCTATTCTAATGATGAAGCGAGAAAAATTGCATTTTTAACAGATTCAAAAGAGGATTCTGATCTATCTACGCTATATGCTGAGAAGGCTCGACAGTCTCACAAATTAGATCTTATTCGAATTTCAATTGAGCAGCACTCAAACGAACAAAGAAATATTCGAGCTATTTTATTAGTGGTTAATTTAGCAACAGAAGCTTAATCATAGAACAGGGCAAACGAATTCTTCGTTTCCGGTATGTCAATAAGAAGTACGAAAATGTCACGATTAGCTTTATCATCTGGATATAGTGAAGGAGATACTGTGATTTGTCTTTTTCGTGCTTCAGCGACATATTTATTAATTTGACCAGTAGCATCTTTACCTAGTCTACTTGGATCAATCGAATATTCAAATAGATAACTATCTAATTCTATTCCAAAGTCAGGTTCACCTAAGACCTCTCCCTTTTGGGTAAAAAGAGTCATCTTTACTTGTTGGATTGCTGATTCTAATTCATCACTAATCTCAACACGGTCTCCTAAATATTTAGGATCCTCATCAGTTCTTGTATAAAAATCTCTAAGACTTGCCATAATTATTGTCTAGTTAAGTACATCCAATCTGGAGTATTTTCTCCCTTCATCATTGCTTTAACGTCTTCCATTTCTTTTTCAGCAGTAGTCACGATATTTTGATAGTTTACCGTAACTCCACCAGGAAGAGTATAATTAAAAGTTTGAAGCATGTGAGCGAGTCTTACTTTTGAATGAGCTCTGACATATCGTTGGAACATCTCATCCTCAAATAATTTATCTTGATCGAGTTTTTTAAACACTCGAAGTACTGCTGGTGTTTTAGGAGTTCGTCCAATTACTCCAAGCAGTTTACTATTCTTATTATAATCGTATGCGATCGTATCAATCATCATTGCTTTAGTTAAATCTAGGAATGAAAACATTACTGTTCTATACATAATACTCTCTCCAATAAAAGGAGTCAAGAATATCTCAGCACCAATAAATTTTTGTTCAGCAAAATCTCTATCAATCGTTCCAAAAATAGATCCTCCCTTTGCCTCTTTAAAATCTACTACAAATTGAACGCATTCAGGTAATTGAATTTGTCTAAGCTTTTTAAATGTTTCATTTTGAAATAACTCTAATGGAAGAAGTAAGTATCTGCTCTCTACTGCATGTCTCCAGTTATCCCAAAAATATCTAGAATCATTCTCAATAATACGTTTTATCTCCTTTTCAGGAAGACCATATGGTAGAGCACCTGAGAAAGTGATCTCATCATTTATGTCCTGTATTAACTCCTGTTCTGTCATTTTCTTTTATTGATTTGATCCAGTTCCCCTTCCTCTTTCATCACTAAATCTAACACTAGATTTATCAATATCTACGTTAAATTCTTTATCTCCCATTGATCTACCAAGAGCTCTTTGGTTCTTTTTAGCAATGACATTATCCTGTTTACCAGCCCTTTCCATTGAATGTTTCATTACTTGACCTAGAGCTTGAGACTTTATCATTTTTTTCCAATCACTATGAAAAATCATATTCATTGCTCTAGTAATATCGACCTCCTGAACGTTTCCGTCATATCGACTTGGGTTTCTTGCAGCTTTTTCATTAGCTAATTCCCTAGCTATTGACATAATCGAAGTATAAAGTCCACCCAATGCACTTTGCACCATACCTTTAAAATTAGTTGGATACACCACTTCCTTAGTAGATTCATTGATAAATTGATGATATGTTTTTATGTTTCTTTCCATTATGTAGTAGGAGTAGCTGGTTCAGTCGGTTGTTCTGGTGCCGGCTCATTTGCAGTAGCATTCTTTTGTGCAGCTTGAGTTTTAGCAACGGCTGCATCATATGCGGTTTGTAAATCTAAAACCTTTTTATCTTGAGTAGCTTTTTGAGTGTTTAACTGGACTTGTATACTCTTTTCCTTTTGTAAGTTATTATATTGAGTTAAAAGAGCAGGATCAGTTGGCACGCCCTCTTCTTTAATCATTTGAGGATTTGCACCAGTTGTTACTTCATCAGACACCTTTTTTTCAGCGTTTTGAAAGCTTTTAAAACTTTTTACGTAAGCCATTTTAATCTGCTTTTTTATTATTTATTTGTAAACTTATTAGATGTCTCGACAAACTCTTGATACGACATGACTTTAACTTTTTTCTCCATTCTAGGATTAGATCCGAATGCGCTACTCGCACTTCTTCCCGCTAGGAACGGAGAATTATTCCAATGAGTTGGTGTGGTCCCAGATGATCCCGAATAGAACATCATAGCATTTGCACGCTTAGTATCTGGCGAAAGTATTCTTTCTGCCGGATCTGGTTCCATCATGATCGCGCCAAAACCTTCAACTAGTCTTTTTAGCCTCATATTAGATTTCTGGAAAAGATAATTCTTCAGCTGGTTGGTCTAGTGAAAACTCAGGAGCTTGTGGTTCCATTTGTTTTGAGAAATTAACATCAGTTGTATCAGCAGTAATATCACCAGCGTCTTCAGGAGCATTATCCTCAGCGGGAGCTTCTCCAGTAGTTTGGTTAAGTATTTCTTCAGTATTTGAATCAATAAATTGCTGTAATCCCATACAAATAAGAGGATTAATTGCATTACAACGATCAATTAGTTCTTTTACAGTTAGATTCATTACATCAGGTTGAGGTAATGCTTGTTGCTGTTGTTCTTGATCAGGGTTTTCCTGAAAATCAAAATCCGGCATCATCTCAGCTGGAGATTGAACTGGAGCAGGTGGAGCCATTTGTGGCATCTCTTGAGGAAGTGGCATCTGACCATTCATTGGTAGTTGCTGAACATCATCCGCCTCATAAAGTCTCTTAATACGCATAATTTAAAGTTTATTTTATAGTGTTATTTATTTGGAAACCTAATCGTCGTTTTAAGATATAATAAACTATGAAAGAAAAAGATATATCTGCACGACAAACTGCACTCAATACTGCTCTTCGTGATAACATACTTAAGAAAATTGATGTAATTCGAGAAAATATAGTTTTTGATAAAGGTTCAGATAAACCATCATATTTTCAAATGTTAATAATGATAGATGAAGATTTAGATGATGTTCTACTTAATTGGGAATATGATTCAATTAATCCTAACTTATCTTTTAACGGTGATAATGATTTAGAGGATGACGATGATTATTGATTTACATCAACTGTGAATTTCCCAGCCTTAAGGAAATTTTTACCTAGTATGCATGGATATTTCATGCTTTCTCGATCTGCAAGTGAGATCTTAATTTTAAATGAGTGATCTCCAAATTCAACCATTGTATTAATTTGATACCGCATCTGTTTTGTGCCAGATGAATTCGTTACTTCTACTTTATTAAATTTCTTAAATTCTAGAACCTTTTTTGGAGACGTTACCCAAAAAGAAAGAACTCCATTTTTCTCTTTTACGCCATTTGCGTGAATTGACGTACCGTCTGCACCAGTATCAATTTTTGATCTAATTGATTTTATTCCAAGATCAGGAAAAGCAACTTTTTCAGCATATGATAAAGATTTAGGATTTGACCCATATATCGTCCATCCATCTGGTCCTTGATTAATCTTTGCAAGGTCTAGGAACTCTCTGAAATTTTCTACTAATTTTATCATATTAGTGACTCATTAGGACTCCACCGATTGATGAAGAGTGAATAGCAAGATGATTAATCGATTCAATATCAAGTTTAGTCTTTCTTTTAGTATAGTCTAGTCCCATAACTCCTACAAATTTATCGTCAATCGTTTTTATAGCAAAAAGGTATCCTGATTTACAACCAGACTCTTCAGCTATATACTTTAAACCATATGTTGCAATCGTATCATCTCTAAAGTCTCCTATTTCAATAACATCTGCATCTAATAATTGATTCATTGATCGAGTAAATAAATTTACTGGAATATTTTGAAGGTTTGTTTGGATTGAAGTGGTATTTGGAGAAACAGTCTCATAGATAACGCTAAACTTTGCGATAGATTTACCAGTTGGATAAAAATGACCTCCATTATGGAATTGGGTTACCCAAACTCGGTCTGCTTTAAATTCTTCTCGAATATGATCTAATCTAGCCATTACTAACTCACCTATTCTAAGAGCGTCAGTTACCATGTCCGGCTTATGTTTAGCCTTATCCAGTCGGTTTTTAATTATAATTATTAATACTGGCCCTAATATACCAGTTATGAAAGCTATCGCTATTGCAGTAAATGACTCCATCCCTAAAAGTTAAAATTTTTATTACATATTACATCCGCAAGAGTATCCATATTCATTTGAAATAGGAACTTCTCCACACTCTTCACAACAGTCGTCATCTTCTTTCTCATCAGACCCATAATAATCTTCATCAAAAAGATCAGGATAGTCTCCGTACTCTTCATTAATAAATTGAGAGAATCCTTTTATTAAAGTGATTCCTTCATCTACTTTCTTTTTAGGATTTGCACCAGCTTCAGGATTTCCTTCTTCCACTTCATCCTCTTCTGTCTCATCCTCTTCTGATTCTTCGTCAGAGTCTTCATCTTCTTCCTCTGGTGATTCTTCATTCTCTTGCGGTGCATTCATATCTGCAGTATTATCTGCTGAGAAAGCAGGGGCTCCTTCTTCTCCAGGTGTAGCTGGAGTTGCTTCATAGTTTCCAGCAACTGGCCTATTTGGTCCTATTTGAGGTTGATCGTATGTTTCTTGGTCAAAGCCTTCTTCGAAATTAGCTGCAGCGTTTTTGATATCGTCTACGCTAGCCGGTTCAGTACTTCCGTTAGAATATTTGTCAGAAAATTCTAAAAAATTTAAAACTCTACCTGGCATTGTGTATAATTATTTTAGTTATTTATCTTGACTGATTCTTTAGTTTAGATGATAACTTTTAAAAAAATACAATACTATGTCAATTAAAGTAAAAGACGAATATCGTCGAAATGATTTAAGTCTTTCTCCTGGAGGATCTGACGTTACTACAATAATGAGTAACGGTATGCAACTAACATACGATAAGATTAAATCTGTTGAAAAATACTGTGCAAGATTAAAAAATGATCAGCTAGTTTCTGAGATTCTTGTGGATGGTAAATCATATTGGAAACGTAATCAATAAAATCTAGAATATGACTGAAGAAATGGAAAAATTGATTGATCTCTATTATGAAGATTCAATTGAATTACCTGAAAACCGATTACTTTGTTTTAAGCGAATTTCAAATCACAAATGTACTGACCGTCAAGCGGTAAGAGTATCAATTGAAGATCTTGAAACTGAGACTATAACTGACCTTGGCCTTTACTTTGATGCTAAGTGGACATTTAGTTCGCCAATGAATGAAAGAACCTTTTGGCACCATGTAAAATCAAATATTCCAGCATTCAGAGAAGTATTTGATAGAATGCGCATGCGAGTTCCAGGAAGAGAGATTCATGCATATAAGATAAGATTCGGTCAACTTTCTGGTCGAACTTCATCAAAATTAGATAAATTAACAACAATTTTTAAAAGTGAATTAGATGAATCGAATGTATAAGAACGTGGGTGTTGATATCAAGATTGAATTTGATGATGTCATGGAATATATTACTGACCATGCATCAGATTCTGAACTAAACTCAATTCGTAAAGAGATTGGCGAAATATTTGCAGAAGAATCAAACACTGGACTAGATGGATCGTATATTCAACAAGAAAAAACTACCCTATTTGAATTAGCTGCAAAAAAATATACTCTTGAAGAGTTAGAACAACGACTTGGAAATAAATTTGATTTAATATAAAAAAAGCCGAGATTAACTCGGCTTTTTTATTTACATTTTATATGCTTCTTTAAAGGATGTATATCCACTAGTGAATCTTCTCCAATCGAGTTGTGAACTCTCTATTACTCCCTCATCTGCTAAGAATTTAATTAAATCCATTGCATTTTTTCGATCTGCTGCAAGTAGTGGCATTCTTTCACTCTCAAACATTTGAACTGATCCTTCATGAGTTGTAAATCCATGGATTACAACTGTTCCCCAGTCAGAATCCTTACCTACAATTTTAAAGTTTGAATCCCAATGTTGACGAAGCTCAAGATCAGTGACAGCCAAGTAGACTTCCTCTCTATCATATCCACTAATTGGTAAACCTACTAATTTAACTTCAGTGACCTGGTTAGTCCCATATTGTTTACTGTGAGATGCAACTCGATCTGCAAACATATCCATCTTTCTTCCTCGTAAATCAGTCTCAATTTCTCTCCACTTTTTACCAGATACTTCATTTACATAGCTTTCAAAAGTCTTAACAAAAGCGTCTTTTTCTGAAAACCTGTCCATTTTTCTATGTGACGGAATCGCTGTGTGGTTCTTTAAAAAGTTATACACTTCTTGTACATCATCGGCCGACGATGCAATATGATCAACTGCCCATTCATGACCGCCCTTTAGGATCTCATCAACATGGTTAGGATCCATTTCTATAAGCTCGTCTACCATTCGTTTTAATGTTTCAAGGTTTCCGAAAAACATATAATTTAGGTCAGATCCAGAATCAGCACATTTATTTGAGCTTCCTCCACATCCACATGAACATTCATTAATTCTCATAACTAATTTTTATTTTTTTTATAAGCCTTGTCTAATTGATGCTTCTTGAGAGCTTGATGTCGTTTGCGGTACACAATCACCTAAACTATCATCTGCCATTACAGTAAATAATCCCCCAATAAAGTCAGTTATTATAGAGTTAGCAAGACCTCCAGTTCTCTCTCCAAACTTTTTTCGAATACCGTCAGAAATTATAGTTAACATTTGTGCACTAACATATCCGCCTCCTGCAACTTTAACAATACTCATTGCAATATTTTTCAAAAATCCTTTCTGTTGATTATATCTAGTATATAATAGTTCAATTGCATCATCTATTGTAAAAGATTCTGCTTCTTGTTGAGTCAAAAGATTATTTGAAAGTAGTTCAGTTCTCATATCAACATATACCCTTTGAAAGATATCGTAAATTTGATTTTTTATGGGTTCCATTCTTTGTGCAGCCAACGTTCCTGGTTTGCTTCCTTTTCTACAATCTTCTGCATTCAAATCTTCTAGTCTCATATATAAAGAACCAAGGGGTTCGACGATTGTCTGTAATTGACCTTTATATGTTCCTAAATTTGCAGATTTCATTTTTGCTGCAAATTCAGATAAAGATTTTTCAACATTTTCAATATCAGTAGATTGTAATTGATTTGTTGCTTGTTTGTTTTTATTCAAACGTGAAACAATAATTTTTGCTTTATCTAAAAAAGATTCATTCAAAAAATTTTTATTTTTTTTTTTTAATTCTTTTTTAAGCGTATCTTTTTTTGAGTTTTTTTTAGCCTCATTTACAAATTGATTAAAATTCATAATTCCTCTAGACTCATTTGGTATCTCACCAACTACTGCTTCTGGTGTAACTGCTCCGTTTTCAATCTGTTCAGGCGTAGCTGGAATAACTGTTTCTGTACTTGATATATCTAGTTCAACCGACTTAATAAACCTAACAGTTATCCCCGGAATATCTGTTCCGTCTTGACCAAGTCCTTTTAATACTTGAGTAACATTACCTAACTTAATTCCTTCAACTATATCATTAGTTATTGAGTCATCTAAATTAAATACTAATGCATCTGGCTCGTTTTTAGCAGTGTCGTTCTTTGTATTTAGGATAACTAGTGAAATATCTTTAACTTTAGTCTCATTGTTCTTATCTTTCCATTGAGCTTCAGGTTTCTTTTTTAACACTGATTTTCCATCTTTTAGATCATCACAATCATGTTTAGTCAAAGTTATTTCTAAGATATTTTCTTTAGCTAGTCGGTCAAAATCTTCCAATTTATCACTAGGCTGTTGCTCAGGCAAACTTCCAGGAGTTCCCATTTCTTCTGGATCAAGAGGACGTCCTTCCTGTTCAGCTTCGTAAATCTTAGTAAAGTTAAAATATTTATGCATCTTATCAGATTCTTTTAGTTATTTATTTAATATTATGTCAGTATTATATAAGGAATTTACGAATAAATAAATTAGATGAAACAACACATATCTACATATAAGAATTTTATTCTCGAAAATCGTTTCTATCAAAGCGAATTAAATCCATCTTTCTGGTCAGATTTTAAATTTGATCCAGAGATTCGTATGAAATTACTCAAGATAGCTAAGGATTTTTATAAAGACCTTGATATAACGATTCCAGTGATGGACGTTCAGTTGACAGGTTCTCTTGCCAATTATAACTGGACA